GGTTCAAAGGGAAAATCTCTAAATTTAAGTCAAATGATTGCATGTGTAGGACAACAAAATTTAGAAGGAAAACGAGTTCCAGAACATTTTAATAACAGAACATTACCACATTTTCCACAATTTGACAACAGTGCTTTATCAAAAGGATTTGTAATGAGTAGTTTTTATGAAGGTTTAAATGTATTTGAGTATTTCTTCCATGCGATGGGAGGTCGTGAGGGTTTAATTGATACTGCTGTTAAGACAAGTGAAACGGGTTATATCCAGAGGAAGTTGATAAAAGCAATGGAGGATATTAAAATATGTTATGATACAACTGTTAGAAATCATAATAATCATATTATCCAGTTCCAATATGGTGATGACAACATAAGTCCAACAAAATTAGAATATATTAAATTAAATAAAGAAGTATATTGTGATATACTGGAATTTGAAAATATGTATAAAAATTTTATAAATGACAATCTAAAATATGTATTAGAAAAAGATATTTATAAAAATGTAATGGAGAATGGTGATGATGAATTATTTGATAAATATTATGATGATTTATTAAATTCAAGGATATTTCTATTGGAATTATTTGGCACTGACATTGAAAATGAATTGTTAGTGTCTCCTGTGAATATAGACAATTTAATTATAAATAACATTAATTTATTTAATCTAAATAAAAATCTTAGTGATATATCTCCTTTGTATGTGATAAATAACATATATAATTTAATAAATGAATTTAGAGAAAATGTTAATAACAAGATATTCTTTATTATATTAATGTTTAAATTATCTCCTTACAATATTATTGCAAAATATCATCTAACAAAATTAGTATTTGATAAATTGATGGACGATATTAAAAAAATATATTATAATAGTTTTATAGATGCGGGTACTATGGTTGGCACTATTGCGGCACAAGCAATTGGGGAACAATGTACTCAAATGACATTGAATACATTTCATACAGCGGGTGTGTCTGCAAATTCATCTGTAATTCAAGGATTACCAAGATTAAAGGAATTGTTAAATCTATCAAAGAATTTGAGGGGTCCGTCAGTTTCAATAGTATTAAATAAGAAAAATTTAGATATTTTAGAAATTAAAAATATAGAAAATAATATTATTGTCAAAAAAATAAAAGATATAATAATATCTTCAAGTATATATTTTGACCCAGATGACGCAAATTCCGTAGTACCAGAAGATAGGGATATGATTGATAATTATATTGAATTTCAAAAACAATTTAATATAGATAATATATTTGAAAATAATATTAAAAGATGCCCTTTTGTATTGCGATTAGAATTAGATAAATATTATATGGTAAGATTTAATGTGTCAATGAATGATATATACAATAAAATTATATTGTCATATGGTTCTCAAATTGATATAATATATTCTGATAATAACGATGACAATTTAATATTTAGAATAAAATTCAAGGAAGAATTAAATGAACATATTGATTATATTGATTTATTAAAAAAATTGGAAAATAATATATTAAAAATTAATTTGAATGGTATTAATAATATTACAAATACAAATATCAACAAAATTAAGAATATATCTGTCGTAAAAGATGGTGTAAATAAAGGAACAATAGAACAATATGAAGATATTATAATTCAAACAACAGGAACAAACTTATTAGATATAATAAATTTAGATTATGTAGATGAATATAATACAGTAACAAACCATATAAACGAATTTTTAAAAATGTATGGTATTGAAGCAACTAAACAACTATTGATAGATGAAATGATAAATACTCTAAAATCAGGAGGAGCAGATGTAAATATCCGCCATGTAATATTACTGATAAATATAATGACATACAAAGGTCATTTAATGTCAATTGACAGATTTGGAATAAAAAATAGTGATTATGGTATTTTCTCACAAAGTTCATTTGAAGAATCAATTGATTTATTAGCACGAGCAGGTATATTCTCAGAAGTAGATCACGTAAAAGGTGTGTCAGGAAATATTATAATGGGACAAAAAATCAAGGGTGGCACAGGGTCTTTCAAATTATTATTTGATGAAGTAAAATACTTTTCAAATTTCAATAAAATATATAATACAAAAACAGATTTGGATGTATTTGATATTGATAATCTAAAAACATTTATTGATTTCTCATTAATTGACACAGTAAATCTAAATTTACCAGAAATTAATGTTAGTATGATATAATTATATCACAATACAATACAACATAATATTACTAAATAATTACATTTGAATTATAACATAAAATATAATGTAAATATTTTTTTTATGTTAATTACATTGTTATTAAATACTAATTACATTGTTATTAAATACTAATTACATTGTTATTAAATACTAATTACATTGTTATTAAATACTAATTACATTGTTATTAATATCTTATTTTATAATATAGTATATTATGAATGGCACTAATTCAAAAAATGGTTTTCTAACAGGAATTTGGGGTCCATTGTTATGGACTTTTTTACATATAATATCTTTCAATTATCCTGAAAAACCAACACAGAAGGATAAGGATGAATATTATGATTTTATTATGTCTTTAAAAAATATTTTACCTTGTAAATATTGTAGAGAAAATGTTACAAAAAATTTAAAAGCAATTAAATTTAATAAAAGTAGTATGAAAAATAGGAATACATTTTCACAAGCAATATATAAATTACACGAGGAGGTAAATAAAATGTTATGTAAAAAAAATAATTTGACTTATAATGATGTAAGAGATATGTATGAGAATTTCCGTGCAAAATGTACGGATAATTCAAAATCAACTAATAGTAAAATAGAAAAAGGTTGTAGAAAATCTTTATATAAAAATATATCAAAACCAAAATGTCAAATTAATATTATACCAGCAAAAAGTAATAAACCTTCTTTAAAAATTAGTAAAAAATGTATGACAAAATAATATTTAAATATTTAAATATTTAAATATATATTATAAAAATAATTTATTTATACAAATATTATGGAATGTTTGATAGATATTAAACAAAGATTACAATATGGACAACATATAAGAAATATATTTCTGGATGATAATAAGGATATTTTCACAAATATTAAATGTGGTAATAAAAAAATTCCACATACAAAAAAAAATTTATTTCAAGATTTCATAACTAAACATTTAGGACAAGTTGGAGGTTCTATTGACGCAGAAGCATATAAAGTGAGATTTAAAAATGACTATAATGCCGCTATAAAATTTTGTCCTCTTACAAAAGATGAAAATAATAATAAATTAAATTATGACTACAAAGTTTGGAAAGAATTAGAAATATTAAAAATTATTTTTAACATTCTACAACAAAATATTACACCCAATTTACCTGTAATCTATCTATATTTTGTATGTAATGATATGACCAAAAAAGATTATTCCAATCCTAACATTCGTAAATTTTATAATAATAAAAAAATAAGAAATTCTTTAAAAGAAAAAATTACTGATGAATGTGACAACAGGGTTCAGGTATTAAACAGAATGATACGCAAAAAAGATTATGGACTAAATTGTTTATGTATTATAAATGAACTGTGCGACTTTACTATTAAAGATTTAATCACTGACCATAAATTGATGAATAATATTGATGACTACAAATTTAAATCATTTATGTTTCAAATTATAACCGGAATTTACGCATATAATAAACACGGAAATATAGCACATTTTGATTTACATGGTAATAATATACTAATTTCCAATATTAATAGTGGAAAACATTGGAACTACCACATTAATAACAATACATATTATATCCCTAACTATGGATACTCCCTAAAAATATGGGATTTTGGCAGATCGTATATTATTGGCAAAGATACTAATGAAGTTATCATTACACAATTAAAATCACAAATGATTAGATTTATGGAACAACTATTTAATGAAGATCCAAATTTAAAAAATGATATATATAATGTTATTAACGACAGTAATATAAATTTAATATGTTTCTGTTTTGACCTATGGAGGATTACATCATATGTATATACAAAAATTAATAAAATACCAGCACTATCGTACAAATATTCAGACACGCTCAAATTACTTAACAGCATACAAAAAATATGTCAAAAAAATTGGATAAGTGCTCTAATTAACAGAAATATATCCAACTCATTAGATAACCTCGTCAATACCATCTTACATAATTATTTTAAATCTTACCTTAAAAATAATAGCGATATATCTAAAAAAGATATTATTAACAGTAAATGTTATAATTTATAATTTATTATATTTTTTATAATTTATTTATAAATTGATTTGTTATATCATATTATATTATTATCATAACAAATTTATGACAGATTGGCTACCTATATTATCTACCATATCTAATTTTAATAATAATTTATTTAAAATAAGAAACATATGCAAGGAATGGTATCATATATTGAGGTATATATCTTTCTCTTACATTATAAAATTTAATTATGTAAGTCAAATTAACCACTTAAAACAAATATATCCAAATATTTTAATATATTGTAGATTACCACATAATATTGTGATTAATGATGATGACTTATATTTACTTAAAGATATTCATGGTGCTAAAATATCTTGGAATATGTGTGTGATGCAATCTTTTACTCCTAATTTATCAATTCTAAACAAATTACACACTGTGGATATATCTTACTGTCAATTTTATACTGATGTTTCTATGTTAAAAAATATACATACATTAATTATGCGTTATTGTCAAAATATTACCGATGTTTCAATGATGGGAAAATTACATACATTAAATATGGAAGGTTGTAATAATATCACAGATGTTTCCAACTTAACTACACTACAATATCTAAATATAAGCAATTGTAAAGGTATTACAGATATATCTATGTTAGGTGATGTAAAATATTTAGATATAAGGTGCTCTACATTTATCAACAAATTTCCTAAAATGAATAATATAAAAAAATTTTATAAATAGGTAAATAGATAAACATATAATTAATTATTTATTTTTTTTTATAATATGTTGTGATATATATTATGACATAATAATTATAGAGTATTATAATATAATATGTTTGTTGGATTTCATGTGTCAAAAACCAGAGGATATTTACAGGCACTTTTAGATGCACAGGACATTGGAGCAAATTGTTTTCAAATAATGACAAGTAGTCCAAAAAAAATAAATTTTCCTTTAAAAAGTTTAACAGAAGAAGATATGGATGATTTTAGAGTTATTAAATCTCATAATTTTAATGTCTATATTCATGCACCATATGTTATGAATTTATGTAATCCTGATAAAATTGGTTTAAATACAAAAATTATATTGGAGGATTTAAAAATATGTAATATGATGAATGGTAAAGGTGTTGTGATACATACTGGAACACAAATGAAAACTCATACTCTTGAAAATTCCATTAAAACATATATTAAGACTATTAAAAACATACTAAAAAAATATAAGGGTAATGCCAAACTATTAATTGAAACCAGTGCGGGACAGGGAAATTCCATTGGAGTTAGTATAAAAGATTTTGCCACAATTTATAATTCATTCACTAAAAATGAAAAGAAACATTTGAATTTATGTATTGATACTTGTCATATATTTTCTGCTGGTTATGATATTTCTACTAAAAATGGTATTATTAATTATTTTATCGAATTAAATAAATATGTTGATTTAAAAGACATCAAATTAATACATTTAAATGATAGTAAATTCTCCTGTGGAAGTAAAAAAGACCGCCATGAAAATATTGGAAAAGGTTATATATTTTCAAAATCTTTTGAGACACTTGAAATTATAAAAGGATTAAATATTCCCATTATTTTAGAAACACCTGATAAAACATTTCCATACGATACATTCCAGAAAGAAATTCAAATTATTAAAGATATTCCAGAAGATACTGAAAATTATAAACTTTATAAGACCGATATTGAAAATAAAAATTTAATTATTAAATATTTTACCGAATTATCTAACATTTATAATAAATTAGGTGAAAAATTTAAAGCGGACTCTTACTATGAAGTTATATATAGATTAAAATATATACATCGCATTCCAAATAATAAAAAAGAATTAACGAATATTAAAGGTATTGGAGATAGTATATCAGATAAAATATTAGAAATATTAAACACAAAGAAATTAAAATATTTAGATGATATGAAAAGTAATAAAAAACTTTCCTCTATAATTGAACTGAATAATATTTTAGGATTTGGCACTAAAAAAGCATTAGATTTATATGATAATTATAATATAACAAATTATAATGAACTAAAAAATGCTGTTAATGTTGGTGATATCAAATTAACAAAAGACCAATTATTAGGTCTATCTTTTTATAAAGATTTAAATAAACAAATTCCACGAAAAGAAGTAGAAAAAGTTGAAAAATATATTGATAAATATATTTCTAAGACTAAAATTAATAATGAATATATACCAAAAATTGCTATTGTAGGTAGTTATAGAAGATGTGAAAAAAAATTAAATGATATTGATTTATTAGCAGTTAATATCACACAGGATGAAGTTATTACATTTCTAAAAAATAAATACACATTTATTGATTTTATAATTAAAGGAAAACATAAAACATCATTTCTTATGATTATTGATAAAATAGTACGTAAATTTGATTTACTCATTACCACACCAAAATCTTATTATATGTCATTGCTCTATTTCACTGGAAGTAAATATTTTAATATTGAACTTAGAACTATTGCCAAACAATTAAATTATAAAATTAACGAATATGATATGATTAAAGGCAGTAGGAAATTAAATATAACAAGTGAAAAAGACGTGTTTGATAATTTAAATATGTTATATGTTGAACCTTGTGATAGATAAAAAAATAACTATAATTTAAAAATTGATTTATATATTATATTAGTAATAATATAAATTTATAATATGTCTAATAAATTTACATTTTTAATTGATAAAAAAATAAAAAATGAATATTAAACATGATTATGTAAAACATCTTTCCGAACCTTGGTTTTCGTTAATTAGTCTTGGTCTAAAAACTGTTGAAGGAAGAAAAAATAAAGGTGATTTTAATAAAATGGAAATTGGTGATATTGTAAAATGGACAAATGATGATTTTAAATCAAGACATATATTAACTAAAATTGTTGGTAAAAAAATCTATAAAACATTTGAAGAATATTTAAAAAAAGAAGGATTACAAAAATCTTTGCCTGGTATGCCTTCGTTATAACATGGATTAAGTGTATATTATAAATATTTTACTAAAAGTGATGAAGCAAAATATGGAGTTGTAGCGATACGATTGACTATTATTTAATTTCTGAATTAATTATAAAAAATATTTTTTTTTGTCTCATTTAGAGACGGGGGGATCTGGGAACACATACTCATGAGGTAATGAGTTACACATGTTTTCTTTGTGCAAATAATCCATGAATGAAACCAAAGATTTCAGGTGACTCCATAATAAAACACAGTGTTTTTCACGATACTTGCCACTATATATTTTCCCTTGCAGTTCTTTACAAAACTCGTAGAATGATAAGAATTCAATACGACCTTCTGTCGTATCCAGTAACATGAATACATACACAAGGATGTCCTTGTGTTTTATTTGATTCTTCAGGAGCGCCTTACATAATGTATGGTATACATCATATCTGATTTTCTTGGTAACTAAAAAGTAATGTGAAGACATCGTTTTATTCCTCGTTGTCTTAATTATTCTGTAAAAAAAAATCAATTTATATTTATACATTGTAATATAATTTAACTTAATAATTTTCTAATTTTCTATATCCCATTAATTTAATATTACCATTTGCAAATATATGTATTTCACCAATACCCAAATAACAATTTTCAGTTATATCATCTGTTTCAGTTGTTTCTATTTGTTCCCCATATTCTTCCTTGGCAAAAGTAAATGATATAGGACAAACATAATCATTTATATATTCTACATTTACAATTGGTTCTTCAAAATATTTATTAATTAATCCGGAATATGTTTCCCAATAACTAAAATATATTTTATATTTATTAAAATTTGGAGGAAATATATAATTATAATTTTCCTCAAAATAATTTATAACTTTATTCCTAAATTGACTCAATTTTTGACCGCTTGTATCATAAAAACTCATATTTAACTCACACGCAATTAAAAATATTGAACTACATTTCACACCATTTTGTGATAATTTTAAACATAATTGTCGTATAGTATCATAATAATAATTATCTATTTTATATTGCCTATATTCTTCCTTTGATAATTTTTTTACAATTAAACCTAACTTATTTCTTATATCTATCTTCATTATTTACTTATATATGTATTTATATTAAACTAATCAATTTATATTTTCACATACAATTGCAATGAATTAACAGAAATACATTTTTTCATATGTTGAATACGATTTTAAAAATATTTTATTATTATCTTTTAATATATATAATATACCTACACCAATATATTCCGTTCCATTATGTTCCATCATTTTAACATTCCCACTATAATTTTTTGTTTTTTTAAATCCAATAAATAAATCTTGTACTTCACATTGTGGTCTCAAATTATTTATTTCTAATGTTCTAATATCTTTGTCAAATATATGTTCTATAAAATTATTATAATATAATGAATTTAATAATTCATATTCACTTTCTTTTGATATTTTAAAATAAGATGGACATTTATTTATTACATTATTAACATTTTCACGAAATAATTTTAAATCTTCCTCCTCTAATGATGGTCTATGTAATACCTCTATTTTATTATTATTCTCATCTAAACTAAAATTATCTAATTCCATATCTAAATCTAATGCGTCATTTTCTTCTTTATCTGCAATTAATACTGATATTTCATATAGACTTTTCATTTTTTTATATATATTATATTTATTTTTTATATAATATAAATAAACTTAATCCAAATAATGTATCTATAAATATTGGCAACCACATATACTCTACATCAATTACACTATATATAAATCCAGTAAAATATAACATCCCATGAATTAATCTAAAATGTTTCCACCAAGTTACACCACCACCCTCTGGTGCTGTTAATCTCATATTTAAAAAATATAATACTAAAAATGTTATCCCAATTATACCAAACAATATTCCTAATATTTTTTTCCCGCTTTCTGCTAATATATATGACAAATATGATAATATAAATCGCAAAGGAATACATACACCCAAAAATAATATTTTACGAATATTACTATTCATCTATTATCCTACCTATATAATATAAATTATAATTAAAAAATATATAAATTAGTATCCATTAGAATACCCTTTACCTCTCTACCAACATTCATCACCATACCAACATCCATTTACAGTAGTACTGTTAATGTCATTGTCTTTTACTTATTTAATAAAAAATATGTTTATTTTGACTACAAAATATATCTAATGAATAAATTTCTATAAAATAATATAAATCATCATTTGTAATATTAGAATAGGAGCAGTCACAATGAATTAATATATTTGGATAAACGTTTTTAAGGTATTTAATTTTATCTTTACATTTAAATTTTATTTTATATTGAAAAGTAATATCTTTAATAATATCAAACCATTCCTTACATATATTTCTAAAATAAAATAAATTATTGATATTATTATTATAATGTATTGAATTTAAAGTAGGTTGCCAATCAATATATGTTATTTTTATGTTAGTTATGGGTTTTATAAAATTATAAAAAAACAATCAATTTTATATTTAATTATAATATTTTTCTAATAATTAATATATATATTGAACAATATAATTAGGTTCAGGATATTTTTCTATATTTGCACAATACTTCATAACTAATGTATGTAAATTGCCTAACATAGATACATCAGTAATTTTTTGACAAAAACTTATATATAATGTATGTAAATTGCCTAACATAGATACATCAGTAATTTTTTGACACCCACCCATATTTAATGTATGTAAATTGCCTAACATCGATACATCAGTAATTT